ATACTCTACAAGATAAATTGGTTTCTTCATCCAAATAAAAACTCCAGTGATGCTACTTTTTCGGGTTGCCACCCAATAACATCCATGATGACTTTTATTGGTTCAAGGAAGCTCTTGTTAAATTGTAGTTCATAATCTACATGTTTGTCAAGTCCAAACTCTCTTGGAAATGTATTAAGATAACTAATGACATTCTCACCAATACGATTAGGAGTCTTTAGGTAAACAAATTTAATCTTTTCACCGTCTTGTATTAGAGGATACTTATGAGTCAATTTACCTTTTTTGTTATGGAAGTTATACAGCAATGCACCACGAACATGAATCGGTGTACCTTTACTGTAAACTGTTGATGGGTTCGACCACTTATTTATACCATTACATCCACGAGGGAATGAGATATCTTCAATCGGTAATTCATCAAAGTGTGCTTTAAAATCTGATACAAACTTTTGTGCTGCTTCTTCATCTTCATTCATAATAACTTTAAGGCAGTCTCTGATTGAAGTTCTACAGGCAGCAGGTGTAGATGATTTAACTGCTTCGATACCCATGATCTTAAGTTTTGGTTTTTCATATCTAACACCTTCACTATCCCATACGTTAAGAATATAACGTTTTTTAGCAGTCCAGATACCCTTGTTAGCGATGTTCTCTCGCTTCATGACCATCTTCTGCTCGTATGCTCCTACGTACTTGGCCAACGCTTCATAAGAACTCTCAATATATTTTTCAAGTTCCAACTTACAGATCTTATCAAGGAACGTAACGATGCTTTCAGCAGACGCTTCTCTCCCTTTGTATACACTTTGAACCAAAGGACCGAGATTAAGATATATGCTATCAGTATCACTTGCAATGACATAATCCTCCTCTTGTGTTTTAAGTAACTTATTAAGATAGTCGTTCATTCGTTGTTCAATCCAACGAATACTTACCTGTCCTGATAGAGTAATTGCTTCAGCGTTTGCGAGATTATAATACCTAAAGTATTGATTACCAATAGCACCATAGGCAGAGTTGAGTTGAATCTTTCTTGCCATCTGGATGTTGTTAAACTTTGAGATATCTCTTTTAAGTTTAGCAGTTGGTTTTTTCTCGTCTTCTTGCTTGGCAATAAGCATCTTCTTTTTATATATCGTGCGTTCATCGTAGATCTTCTGCATCATTTCTGGAAGGAAACCATGCACGTCTTTACGATACTGAGCACCATTTGCACATACAGCAAACTCACCTGAGAAATCAATCTCTTGATTTAAGATCCTTTCAACGCTCGCACTGGGATGTCTAGTCTCCCAGAGGGTTTCTGGTGAGATATTGTATTGCATAATAAGATGAGGATACAGAGAGTTGAGGTCAAAAGAGACAACCCAATCATAGCATCCTGGTTTCGGTTCTTTAACATAAGCACCTGCGTATTTTTCATCTTTCTTAGATCCCTTTCTAGGGGGAACTACGATGTTTCTATCAGTTAGATAATTATATATCATCGTGTCCCACATGCGAACTTGTGAGTACACATCTTCAAAGTTTACTTTTGCATCATAAGACATAGTAATTGCTAGTTCTAGCAACTTCATCTTATCTTCAAGACGGTCAATCAGTTCAACGTCTTGAATGTTATATTCCATAAACTTCTGCCAATCGGATGTGTAGAAGTCTTTGAAGTTTTCATACTCACTATGGTCAACCTTTCGCTGCCCAAGTTCAACAAAGGCAATGTGGTCGAGTCTGTATGACTCCTGACTACTGTAAGTAAACTTGCGATATAGATCGAGATAGTCCAGAATATTGATACCAGAGATATCGTAAGCATAATTCTTCCTTCCTTGGACATAAACCTCCCTCTCATTTGCTCTGTTCCATGGGGATAAACTCTTCATCCATTTTTCCCCTAACACTCTATTTACCCTACGAGCGATGTATGGCATATCATATAAGTTAACATTCCATCCTGTTAAGATATCTGGTGTATTTTCTGCCCACCACTTCAAAAAATTTGTAAGCATCTCTTGCTCTGTCCAAGAGACATTTAGTTCTAAACCTTCTGGTGCATCAAATTCTCTTGTTGTCCAACTATAATACTTCTTGGTCACCATGTCTTTAATGGTGATAGACAACATTTCTTCTGCTGCTTCTTCTACATTGGGGAAACCATTTTCACATTGAACCTCAATATCCAAAGCGAAGATACGCATCTGACTAATGTCGTAATTAACTTCACTAGGAAACTGTTCCCTGATATATTGATACACAAATCTTTCATATCCATGCACCTCAAAGTTTTCAACCGAATCATATTGTTTGATAAACTCTCTTGCTTCTCTAGCAAAACCAAACTTGACAGGTGTAACAGGACGACCATCAAGAGTTTGGAACTTCTCTTTTTTGTTAGACAAAACATAGAGGGTAGGAGAAAAGGATTCCCGATACTGTACGGGATTCCCATTTTCATACCCTCTGTATAAGATCGTATCACCAGCAAGTTGAATGTTGGTGTAAAAAGAACTCATAACTTTTTATATGCTTCCAGAAGTTTAGGTGATGGGTCTAGTATACTTAAAACATTTTCTGATGTCAAGAAAATATCTCTTTGAGAACTGTATTTTGGAAACGGGGTAAGAACTTCTTCTCCCGTTACTTCATAGCATTTCTCAATAAGAAGACTAGGTTCCTCATCTAGTTCGGTTACAGTGCCGATTAGATACTCATCCCTCTGTTGTAGGAGTATCAACTTCACTACTTGTTGTTGTAGTTCTTCCTCCATCTGCCTCCACTAATTTGTTGTACTTTTCAATGACCTCTGGGTAGGTCTCGTATGCTGTTACTACTTCTTCCATCTTCATAAGAATTTGTTTCTTAGAAGATAAAGGTGTCCATGGTTTAAAGAAAATTTCTGGATCAGTAACTTTCTGAACTCCCTCTTGACCTTCAGTTTCAACTAAAAGTCTAGGTTGATCAACACCTTCTAACCATACATTGTATGGGTGATTCAGTTGAAAAGCAACAGCAGTATCTGGTTTATCTTTAGTTGTTACCTCATAGAGATCACAAATAATGTCTTCACCATTTCTAGTCCTTACAATTCTTACACTCATAAAAAAATAGTTTACGTTTACATTATAAAAGAGGAACTGACTTTTGTCAATCCCTCCTATCTATATGGTAATTACCACACGCATTTTTGGTTCTAAGTAATTATACTTATAAATAGTTTTAAATCACTAACTAATTCCATGAAAACATATCTATTCAGTATCGGACTCTTCGCTTGTGTTACAGCAGCAGTTGCAGTAGCACCACGTTTAGCATATGCAGGTCAAGTACCGTATTTCATGTAATTACTTACCAATTCTCTCAACAGCAGCACGAGACTTTTCAAGAATCTCACCCTTCAAAGGAACGAATCCTAACTTAGGTGCTTTGTTCTGATACTCATCACTTAGTAATGTACTGAGTGATGTTTTTATTGCCTCGGTATTTCTACCGTTACCTGTTTCATATGCAAGAATCCAAGTCAATGTAGCAATAGGATATGCTCCTTCTGCTGTTGGGTTTGGATTAGTACCTGCAAGGTTCTCATCAAGAGTGATATCATTAAGTGCCTTTGATCCTGCATCTACAGATGGTTTTACAAAGTCACCCCACTTGTTTTGTAGTGCTGCAGGTTTTACAACGTCATCAATATAAGATTGGTTTACATAACCGATAGCACCAGGTGTATTCTTAATAACACCAGCAACACCAGCATTACCTTTAGCACCAACACCAGTTGGCCAAGCAACTGACTTACCAGTTCCTAGTGTCCATGTAGGAGAGAATGCTTGCATACTATTAGTAAATGCCTTGGTAGTTCCAGATCCATCTGAACGATGTGCCCAAGTCATTCTCTGATCATCACATCCAACTTCTTTCCAGTTAGTGATGATACCCATAGCAACTTCAACTGCCTGTTGTTGTGTG